AACAGTAACGACATTAGAATATAATTCTCTGATTGCTTCGTGTCTAGTATAACTCATCCTTTTACCTCCATACAAATTAAACTTGTTGACCCTCTAAATAAATCATCACTACTTCTTCTATTAATGTAATAAGTATATGAACCACTACTTCCTCTCATATACAATTTATAAGTTATTTCTGATGTTGTGTTTGGTGAATCTAAAAAACAATGACCTACTGTATGATAATATCCATTAGCAGCATAAGAACCAGCACCATAATTATATGAACTACCACCAGTTCCTAGACCAATAGCATTATATCCACCACCAGCAATATCTCTGTAAACTGTAAAAAACATATGAGCATTGTAATTATTACCCATAGTACCTACATCAAATTGCACTAACACTTTATTAGATGTAGATGCTGGAGTTAAGGTTAATGATAATCCAGATATTGCTACATCAGATGTAGATGCTGTAGATGCAGTATCAGATTTAAATGCAGATTGTACTTGTAAAATGCCACCAGCTGTGCCAAATTCTAATGCACTTCCACCACTGTTGACTTTGATTGCTTGTCCAGCACTTCCTAATGAAGTTAAACCAGTTCCGCCTTTTGATACTGGTATTGTCCCTAAATTTGCACTAGGAATTGTACCAGTTATTTTTGATGTTATATCAATATCACCATTTTTTATATCAATGTTTTCTATTGTTCCATCTGTAATATTAGCCGTAGTAATTCTTGTAGTCATTTAATTTTCCTATACCACTAAATATCTAACACCAATTTGTACTGTATTGGATGGTGCAGTTGTAAAAGTTAAGGTTGTACCAGACACACCATAATCGGTTGTTGGTTTTTGCATAACTCCATTTTCTGTAACTATAACACTATTTACTGTATGTCCAGTAGTAATTGTAAATGCAGTTGTTGAACCATCACCAGTAAAATAAGATGATGTATAAGTGAAAGCTGCTTTTGCATTTGTTACTGCGTTGTCTTGAATTTTTGCAGTACCTACTGAATTATCATCTGGAGAACCTAAATTAACTTCGTTTGTTGTTGATAAATGAACTACCACTATGACAGCAGATGTTTCTGGTGCAGAAGTAAAAGTTATAGTTGTACCAGCGATTGAAAAGTTTGTTGTATATTTTTGAAACACACCATTCACAAATGCAATTACAGTTGATGATGGGTTTTGAGGAACTCTAGATAAAGTAAATGCAGTTGTTCCACTTCCTCCAGTAAATGTATCTATTGTAGGAGTTGTATCTGTGGCTGCTCTTGCTTGAACTATTTGTTGTCTACCAAGATAAACTACAAAACATCTTACAGAGTTTGCTGGAGCAGAAGCAAAATTAATTTTTTGTACACCACTCACCATTGCAATATCATATGCACTACCAGGCTCTTGAATAACACCACCTAAAGAAACAATCATAGATGTTGCAGATGCAACTGTGTGAGTCAAAGTAAATTGTGTAGTTGAACCATCACCAGTAAAGATGTCTTTCTCAAATGCACCAAACGAAGGTTCTTTTCCAATATATGCCATTTATTTTCCTAACTTGGTTCTGTTGGCCAAGTAACTTTTTTTACTTTGTCAACAGTATCTAATCCTTTTGTTAAATCTCTTAATTCTTCTCTATACACTTGCCATTTACCTTTAGTTGTACTATCCATTCTAGAGTCACTTATGTCTGGCATTTGTGTCCAATCACTTTCTCTTAAAAGTCTATTTCTTATTGGTCTTATTTCATCTAATGCTTCACGAAGTTCACCCTCATCTTTTTTTGCTAATAATTCTGATTCTGTTGGTTTCGTTGTTGATTTGTCTAACCAAGTTAAATTTTTATAATCAGTTTGGTCATTACCCACTAACTCCCATAAACAACCAGGCCAATAGTATTCTAATAATTTTGCTATATTCATATTACTAACCTTTTATCTCTTGAAGTGTTACGGAATTTAAAGCCATTGTTCCATTATATTTTTCTGAACTTCTTCTTTGTACATAAATTGCTGAAGACCCTGCCATACAACCAGCTCTAATTGAATATGTTACTGCTGATGTTGAACTAGGTGAATCTAAAACATTAATATTACATTGATTTGGCTGACCACCACCCATAGCATTAGTTTGATGAACAGTTAATATACAAGTGCTTCCTCTAAAAACAGTAATACCCCACCCATTAGCAGCAGAACTTGAACCCTCAATAGAACCAGTTATAAAAATTTTATTTGAAGTAGAACTCGGTGTTATTGCTTGTGAGTAAATTTCTGTTCCTTCTGAAACTGTGGGAGTTGTATCATCATCTGGTATTGAAGAAGTAAAAGTTGCTTTTACCACAGCACCAGTTATTTGTTGTAGAACTATTCCTACTCCACTAGTAATACTAGCTGTACTGTTTACATTTAAATTATCTACTGTTAATGTTCCCATTATTTGGTTACTCCGTATAAAGTGAATGTTCCAGATATGTTGCCTGTACTCATATATAATTGTACTGCTGTTCCGTTAACAATTTCAGAACTCTCAACAAATGTTGCTGTACCAAATCCAGTAGATTGTACATTGCCTGATATCGGATAACCTAAAAACCAATTTGTTTGTGGTGGGTGATTTGAATCACCCATTCTAAATAAATCCATTGTTCCACTTAAAAATTCAAAAGTATCACCAGGCATATAATAACCACTTGAAGCATTAGCCGCAAGCCAAAATTGAGCTGCACTACCAGCACCTTGTTGTTGTAAACCTGCTACATTTGAAAATCCATTAACAAATACAGTATTATAGTTTGATGATGTGTTATATGTTGGTGTTGCACCAATACCAAATCTTCCATAAAATAAAGCAGCATTATCAGAATCAGCTGTAACATTATCCATAACAATTTTAAAACTTGAATAAAGAGCAGAACCAGAGGTTGTGTCTAAATCAGTAAAATTTACTGTGGCCGCACCAGAAACTGTTTGTGTATTAATTTTTATAAGACCTACACCAGCACTTCTTAACGATGCTTGAGAAAGTAAAGTTGTTGATGCAGCTCCATCTGTGATAAGTGCAGTACCATCTCTTTTTTGTAAATTATCTACTTTTAATGTACCCATTTTATTTTACCATCCCATAAATTGCAAAGTCATTCATAATTATATTACCACTACCAAAATAAATATGAACTCCAGTTATCGCAGTTGCTCTACCTCCGAGGTCTTGACCTCCATTAAATGTACCCCCTTGACTACTTGCACTATCGTTCACAACTGTATAATCACCTTTAACTGTTGTTGGTCTAGAGGTACTATTTACTTGTGTCAAAGTACAAAAAACATTTAAACCCTCACCAGCTGCATTGCCTGGGGTTTGATAAACCATTCTAATATGGTCAGCGGCATCGTGGTCGTAAGTATGTGTTGAACTTGAATGAACTTCACACTCATAAAAATAATCACTACCAGTATGAGCAGAATCACTATGTAAAAATCTCATTCTTAATGTTTGTGCATCAGTAACTGGTGTTGCATCTATAAAGATTAAATAATTGTCATAAGTAGAATTAATGTATGTACTGTTTATTTCAAATGAAGCAGCAGAAGCTGCACTACCTTGAAATAATTTAACCATACCAACACTAGAATTTTTTAATATTGTAGTTGGAATCACACCATCAGTAATAATAGCTGTTCCGTCTTCTTTTTGTAAATTATCTACTTTTAATGTACCCATAAAATCTACCTAAAGTATAACAACATCTCCCTCTATTGTCAATGTATTACCAGAAGTAACCGTAATAGGCCCGACTGCCATTGCATTGACTCCTTGAGGAATTGTAAGTGTTTCATTTAAAAATTTAATGTTTGCTCTAAACTGTGCTGATTGTCCGAAAGATTGGGGAATGGCATTTGCATCTAGGACATCATTATATTGAACTTTATCACCAGCATTAGCACTAGCACCATCTGTACCGTCAAGGATTAAATTATCACCAGCATTAGAACCTCCACCATCTGTTCCGTTAAGAATAATATTAACAGATGCACCAAGACTAACTGATGCATTAATCTTAGCAGTTGTGATGGCACCGTCTGCGATACCATCAGTTGGAAGTTGAAAGACAGCCATAATTTATCCTATGATATGGTTGCACCGTTACTAGAAACTACATTCCAGTTTGCACCATTGTAAACTAAAACAACACTTTCACCGATTGCATTAAATACAATACTTGTAGAAACATTGGTAGAGTTTAAGTTACCATTTGATTGTGTCATTGTTGCATTGTTACCAGCAACAGTCATAATGATTATTTTTCTTTGACCAACAAAACGACCAGTTGCAAGAGTAAGTCCAGCAGTACCACTAGCTGTGTTTAGAAGTGATACTTCAGTATCTTTATCTAGTGCGTTAGAACCACCAGCACCAGTTATGGTTTCAGTTGATGAACCTTGAAGTGTTGATGTTTTGTTTGGTAGTGTGACTGTGACATTACCAGAATATACAGCGTGAGCTGGAGATTCTATTGCAACATAGTGTGCATTTGAACTCTCACAATATAATCTTACTTGTGATTTTGCACCACTATTTTTTACATCAATAATACCAGTTGTGAAAATGATATCATCATCACCATTTATTTTAAAGTGAATAGTATCATCTACATCAGCAGTGATAGATGTATCAGCGTCTGCATCTAAAACTAATTCTTTACCATTAAGGTCAAGTTTAGTTGCAGTCATCTGAAATATATCAGCACCACCTATTTTAAAATCTATTGTATCGTCTGAATCAGCAGTTATTGAAGTATCTGCATCAACATCTAAAATAAGTTCAGAACCATTAAGGTCTAAACTTGTAGCGATTACTGGGGCTGTTAATGTAACTACGGTTGCAGTTGCACTCATCCCAGAAGTTAAAGCAGAACCAGTACCTAATAATGTGTACAGTTCTACAAAGTTATCGTTTGCCTTGTCACCTCCAGCTCTGAGGGTATCGCCTGTCCCATCATTTGCTGAACTTCCAAGTCCGATAGATTGATATGCCATTCCTATATCTCCTATTATCTACTTTTATTTATAATGATTAAGTTGCAGTATTATCAAAAGTTAATCCCATATCTGATAAAGTTGCATCAAATCTAAATGCACTTGCATCAAATGTAGTTGTTATGTTTGCAGTTTGTGAAACACTAAAGTCTGCATCAAATCTTGCATAATCACCACCTAGTGTATCATCAAATTTATATAATGTCTGTGAGAAGTCTAGTGGATTAGTTAATCCAGCAAAACCTACATCAAACTTCGTACTTGTTGAATCAAATGTTTTTTGTGTCTCAGAGAAGTCTAAGAACTCTTGACCCAATGTATCTATTGTCTTACCACCAGCATTATCTTCATCAAATGTTTGTCTAATATCATCAAATGTTCTAAAGTCCATATCAAATGTTTGGAACATACCAGTTTTAGTAATTCTTAATTCACCTCTTGGTGGTACATTAATTCTTGTAGTAAATGCAGAGTTTGGTATAAAGTTTCTACTTTCATCAAAGAACCTTGTTGTGGAATCAAAGTTTTCTTCATCAGTATCACTAAATCCACCAGTTACTGATACTTCATTTATTTTAACATCTTTAAATTGGTCAATAGTAAAATAAGTATCTACATTTTCATCATCACCTAAAAATCCCTCTTGCATAAATCCATATTTTGCAAGATTAACTAAGAAAGGTGCAAATGATGATGATGTTGCACCACCCATAGTAATAGATACAGAACTTGATAATGTTAGTTCTCTTTTACCAGATGGTAATACTGTTCCACCCCCACTTGTATTTTCTTGATAACCAATAGCTGGTGCTGTATTTAAAGTTGTACCATCATTTGTTGTACCCAACCTACGACCAAATACAGTTGTAAATAGAGTTGTAAGTGTAGATGCAAGTTCTGGAGTAAATGTTTCAGTATCACCTACAAATCCAGAAATCTCAGAACCAGTAGGTATTTTAAGTTGTGCATTGACTAATGATGCAATAGTAACTTGTCCGAATACTGCAAACCCAGCAGGGTGTGTCGCAGTTCTAATACTATCACGCCACTCATTAATTGATTCACCTATTTTCACAACATAAGAAAAATCTTGATAATAATACGAGTCTTGAATTCTCATAGTATCTTCAGATACAAATCCTTTTGAACCTATGAAGTTACCAGTTGTTCTACCAGTTGCACCAGTTGTTAAATCACCATCAGCTGTTAAACATTGTACAACTATTCCACTTGCAGTACCAGTTGTAATTAAATCATCCTCTTCTGGTGTATGTGTTGAATTTATTTTAATGGTTTGTTTTGCACTATCAAAGGAAACAATAGTTCCTTCTGATGATGTTAAACCTTCTGTTGCAACAAATGTTCCAACAATGTCTTTTACTAATACAGTTTTATTAAATCTTACAGAATCTCTTACTGTATCTTCATTTAAGATTGCATCACCTTCACCCTCATTTTCTAATAATATTTTTTGGCCAGATATTGCTTCACCAGTAACAGTTGCATCTTCTAATATGTGATAAACAGAATCGTTCTTATACCCAGAACCGAAGTTTCTAATACCTACTTCTGTAACACCACCAACTCCAGTATTAGATTTTGCAAGAAGTTTTGCACCAGTACCACCAGATACAGTTATAGATGGTAATTTAGTATAACCATTACCTTCATTTGTAATTCTTATTCTTCTTATCTCACCTTGTTCTTGTGACGGTAATGTTGCAGTTTCTAATTGTGTAAACTGTTCATTTTCAAATAGTAATACATCATCACTATCTGACAATTCCATAGTGATTCTAGAAGCACCATCATTCTCTTGAACTATATTATCATTTTCGTTAGCACTATTTGTATCAGTACCATCAAGAACTATGTGATCAACAGTTGCATCTTGTTCTAATATCAAGAACTCTGGTTCAGATTCTTCTCTTAGTAATCTAAAGTTTCCTAATTCGTCTTCTAATATAAAATCGTTATTGTTATCTACTGGTAGTGATTGTCTAAATCTTTCAGATGAATTTGTTTCTTCACCGACTAACACACCAGTTTGTATTGCACTCGTAACAACAGAATCCTCTGTAAGTATTTTTGAATTTGCATCTGACCCAGTTGCATCTGTTCTATCAAAAATTATATTAGTGACACCATCAGAATCATCTTCTATTTGAATATGATTTGTAATGAAGTTGTCTGGGTCAACTGGTGTTTCAATAATTATATTATCACCGGCATCTGTGTGGGGAGTTGCAGTTCTATTTAAAACTATATTTACATTTTCAAAGGTTGCATCTTCTTGTTCTATATCACCGACATCATCAACAATAATACTTTCTCTTTCATCAGTAATAATGTTATCACCAGATGTTGCGTTTTCTAATTGTATTGAACCACCTACAATATCAACATTTGCTTCTACACCAGTACCATCTGTATCACTATTATCAAATTGAAGTTGAGCTCCATTTGTATAACCAGTACCAGTATCATCAATTACTATTTCATCTATCTTACCTTTTGATACATCTGCAACAACCATTTCTGCAAAACCATCACCACCTATTACAGTTACTGGGTCATTGATTTCATAATACTGTCCACTTCTAGTAATATCAACACCAGAAACAATTTCTTGTATGACTGCAAAAATATCAAAATCATTATTAGGGTCTGTTCCAAAAACAGTTTCACCAATTTGAAATGTTCCAGTAATAGAGTTATCTGCAATTCTTAATTGTGCAAACGCATTACCACCCTCTGTAAATTTAGTGACTGTCGTGATTCTTGCTGTTGCACCAGATGTTCTACCAGTTATTATTTTATTAGAAAGACTACCAAAGTCTGATGTGCCTGTTTCAATAACTTTCATAACAATTTCTGAGTCCCAGAAACCGTCAGAAACTCTTAACATATTATCTCTTGGAAATACTATTTCAGCTTCTTCATCAAATAATAATCTAAAGAAATATTTGTGACCATCAATAGTACCTTTAGAAGTATATAAATCTTTTATTGTTTTTATTAATTGTCTTTTTGATACACCACTTGCAAGTGTTTCACTAATACCTTCTAAAAATGAATCTCTAAATTGAGTTAGAAAATCATATATGGTATTATCAACATCTGCATAATCTAAAAGTTGTTGAATGTTTTGTATTGGATTACCACGAAACTGTGTAATTTTAGCTCGGGCATTAGAAGTTAAACCTTGAATTTCTTCATTAGTTTCAAATTTATTTTGTGAAGTAATGTATAATACTTGATTGTCATCAAAGTCATCAATTAAAACTGTCGCAGTTGCATTAGATGTAATACCTTTGATTGTTTCACCAACTGTAAACTTTGCAACAGAATCTTCTAATACAACATTCTCATCACCTTTCTCATTTAAAATATAATTATTAGATGTAGTTTCTTGTAACACATAATTGACATCACCAGAAATGGTTAGTTGTCCACACTCAAGATATCTATAATAATCTTTTAAAAATTTTACAAATTTAGGGTGGTCAGATTTTAAGAACTCTGGAACGAATTCTTGTAATAAAGGTGATATTTTTTTATCAAATGTAGAAGACATTAGTAACCACTTGAGGAACTACTTCCAGTAGTAATATAAGATGTTGATGTATCAGCAGTTGTTACAGCAGCCGATGTTGTTGCAACAGACGAACCAGAACTTGAGGTTGCAGTGTCTACTTTTCCATTAACAGTTGAATTAGGTAAATCTATTTCTAATATATTATTTCTCAAAGGTATTATATCTGGAGATGATGGAACTGCAACTATTCTAATTTGTGTAGATGTTGCACCATCAACATTAGATATACTTGTTATTTTTGCACTAGGTATAGATACTTTACCAGTAATATAATCAACAGTACCAAAATTTGCATCTACAATAGTCTTCGTTGTACCAACAAAATAATAAGTTCTTAATGTACCATCTGTGTCATCAATAAAAAGTTCGTTATCATTACCACTTACTTTAAATCCAGTTGATGATACAACAGCTTCGTGACCACTATGAGGATTATATATTGAATTGCCAAAGTTTACTGTATATGATGAATTGGTGTTGAGAGTTGGTGTGATTATTTTAGACATTTGAATAGTAGTTACATTTGAAGTTATTGCACTATCAGTATCATCTATTTGTCCAATCAAATCTGAAAATCTAAATTGTGAATTAAATTGTTCTAAAGTGTCTGCACTATAAGTTGTAAGTGTTGTTACAATTAATGCATTTAAATCATTAACTGTTTTTGTAGTGATTGTAGAATTGTATTTGAAATTAGTTGTTAATCTAATTTGAATAGTTTCTGGGTCAACTATTTCTGTTCTAATAGATGCAACATTATATGGTTTTAAAGAATTTTGTATTGTAGACTTTTGAGAATTAGTTAATGTGTTTCCATCATTTGTTTTAATAGAGATATAAACTATTCCATATTTTGGTGGGTCATTATCTTCACCACCCCAAACTGAAACAGCTGCAGTATCTGGAAATACTTGTCTTACAAATACTTTGTAATCATTTACTGTGACTGCTCTATTTTGTGCAGAGTAATCTAAAGGTGCATTAAATTTAATACTATCAATAGTTTCTCTTGTTGCACCACCAGTGGCTGCAGATGTTGTCGTAACAGTATATGCAGTAGAACCAGAAATCTGTGAAGAACCAGTAAGACTGCCTGCACCATTAGCTAAAGTTTCGTTAGTAACAATATATTCTAAAACAACTATATTACCATCAGTTAATTTTTTACCTATTACACCATCACCAAATAATATTTCGTGTTGTCCATCTTCAACCTCTTGTATAAAAAATACATTAGATGTAGATGTTGCTTGAACTATGTCAGCAGATTCTGTATATGTTTGAGTAGTTGAATCGGTTGAAGAGTTTTGTACAGTAACTTTAAGAGTTGACATATCTGCTTTTGTATCTGCAATTATAAATCTTTGGTCAATGTTATCTGCATCAACAGTATATCTTGTTGTGATTAATGTTCCCTCAAATACTTCTAATCCTTCAAATCTTAATACATTATTTTCTCTTGATTTAGTAACTGCTTCATTTGTAATAAAAAAGTAAGGAACATTATCAATAGATGATTGAAAAGAAAAACCTTTTGGTATTGT